AAATTATATATAAAATTAATGTTTTTATATGTCTAATAATTATATTATTTTGATGTTTCATATGAATAACATTTCTTTAATTCGTTTTCTTCTTTCATCAATATTTAATGATGTTTTGAATATTATATGATTTTTTATATCATCATTGTTCAATTTTCTAAAATCATCTATTATTTTTTTATTAGAATTTATATATGGATTAAGATTATTACCTGTATAAAATAAAAAATGTAAGTCTGATTTTCTTTTCTTTAACATCTCAAAAGCATCTATTCCATTAAGTTTTATATTATTAATACCGTTTGATTTACTCCCACCAAATGTTAAATCTATTATAGCTTTTTCTATTTTATATTTTTTTAATACAGTCTCTAATTTAAATACAGCATGTTTACCACATATCGTTATAATATTAAACTCTTTATTTTTCTGTATATTATATAAATCGTCCTTTAGAAAATTACATACTCCAGGATTATCATCTATAATTAATATAGTTTCTCTATCTTTTTTATAATCACCTACATCTAATAAAACATCACAAGGTTTTAATCCAATAGGAAAATATTTACATGTTTCTTTATCCTCACAGTTACTACAAGATTTATATATATTTTTGTTTTTGAATATTTCACTAGATACATTTTTGTCTTTTTTATTTACATTCATTTTAGATATTAATTTTTTAATATATTTAATCATTTTATAATCCTTTCAAAAGATTTATCTATTAGTTTATTTACTATTTCAGGTTCTGTTATTATTGTAATAGAAATGATAATAATTGTTATTATTATACTCATGAACTTAACATTTTTTAATAATAATTTGAATACATTAAGATTAAGAATACTGTCAAATATATTACATTTATTTAGTTTATCTATTTCAATTATTAAATCTGACTTAATGTCCACAAATGAATTAAAATTTTCTATAATTATTTCAGTAAATATGGTATGTTTTGTGTCTATTTTGTCATTTACAAATATTATAAACTCTAATAAATCAGCATGTTCTGGATATTTACTTGATAAATGTATAATTGCTGTGTTTAGCGATACTGTATCTGTTGTTATATTACTTAATTGTTCATTGAAATCTTTCTTAAGTTGTTTTAATGATTCTTCAATTTCTTTTAAGTTCTGACTTACCATATTTACTCCTCGCTTTAATTTAATACTATTTATACTTAAGTATATTTATTGTATAATAACTTAAAATAAAAGGATATATTATGATAATAGCTATAGATTATGATGGAACTTATGAAAGATTTCCATATCAATTTAATAAATTAAGAGAAAACTTTCAAGAAATAGGTGCTGAAGTGTATATCGTAACAGCAAGATGTGAAAATACTGAAAAAATTATGGATGATTTGAGTAAATTCGATAAAATAATCTATACTTGTAACAAAGCAAAAGCTTCTGTTGTTAATGCTGATGTCTTTATTGATGATAATCCTGTTACTTTATGTTGTGATATGTTATTTAATGATGATGAAACTTCAGGAACTCCATCAAATAATTTGTATCAGATATATGATAATGAACACTGGAACTGGCACTGGAAAACAGATAAATTTGAAGCAGTAAGAATATGAAAAAATATTACATTTATAGAAATTTACATAAAAATATGTTTTCTGTGAAATATGATGGGAAGGTGATAAAATGGACTAATTTTGAAATTATAAAAAATGTTGAATTTAAAGTTTCTCAAAAAGGTAGAGAAAGAGTAATTAAAGAAAAACGAAAAAATGTTCATGCTACTATTGCTGGCGATTTAATAGATTCTATAAATTTAAAGAATTATGAATTAATAGAATTGTATTATAATCCTTATATAACAGAAACATTTCAAATTAAATATAATAAAGAACCTATATATAATGCTGATTTGGTGTTAGTTATTAATAATAAAATGTATTTACTTATTTAAGTTCTATCTAATATAAATTTAGATATAATATATAAAGGATAGAATATGACTATAGGTGAATGGATAGAACAAAACAATATAGATACAACAAAAGGCATAGATTGTTCTGAATGTAATATAACATCATTAGAAGGGTTACCTGAGAATTTTAATTCTAAATTAGATTGTTCATATAATAACTTGACATCATTAGAAGGGTTATCTGAGAATTTTAATTCAATGTTATGTTGTTATAATAATGAATTGACATCATTAGAAGGGTTACCTAAGAATTTCAATTCAGAATTATATTGTTCAGATAATCAATTAACATCATTAGAAGAACTACCTAAGAATTTCAATTCTAGATTAAATTGTTCAGATAATCAATTAACATCATTAGAAGGGTTATCTGAAAACTTCAATTCTATATTATATTGTTCAAATAATAACTTAGTATCACTAGAAGGATTACCTGAGAACTTTAATTCAAGTTTAATTTGTTACAGTAATAATAAATTAACTTCATTAGAAGGAATAACTTCATTAGATATAGATAATTTACATTCAGATTTATCTGAAGAGTTCGTACAAGAAGAATATAAAAGATTAAATCTATATGAGTTCTTAATCTAATTTAAGTTCTATCTTATATAGATTTAGATATAATATTACATATAAAAAGAAAAGGATAGATTATGATTTTAGATATAATTAATGAATTGAACTTAGAGAACGGTTCTAACTATAAGAAAAGTGTTCTTAAAAAATATAAAGACAATGATGTATTAAAAAGAGTTCTTAAACTTACATATGATAAAGTTTCATATACTTTTGGTATATCTATGAAAAATATATCTGAATATTCAGAAAAATCTGGTGAGAAATTATATTTAGAAAGTGCTCTTAATATTTTAGAGAATGAATTCTGTAATAGACTTGTTACAGGTAATGCTGCTATTAAGAGATTACATTATATTTTAGAATCATTAAGAACTAAAGATGCTAAGATTTTTGAAATGATTATTAATAGAGATTTAAGAATTAATTTAGGTAGAACACATATTAATAATGTGTTTAAAAATCTTATAGTAAAACCTAGTTATCAAAGATGTGATACATATAATGATAAAAATAAATCTAAAATAAATTATCCAGCAATTATACAAGTAAAATCTGATGGAAAATTTTGTAGTGTTATAGTTGATGATAATGTTACATTTATTTCAAGGTCTGGTGAAGAGTTCAAATTGCCACATTTAGAAACATTATTTAAAAAATTACCAAGTTCTGTATATAATGGAGAGTTGCTTGTTCATGGTATCACTAATAGAGCCGAAGGAAATGGACTCTTAAATTCTGATAAAGATAAATCAAAAGTATATATCAATTTATGGGATATGATTCCATTAAGTGAATATTCTAGACCTAAAGATAAAAATGATAAAACTCCTTATGAAGATAGATTTTTAAAACTTAAAGAAACTATTAAGAGCATTAACGATATTAACACTAATGATTCTATAATGATTACAGAATCTTATGAAGTTAATTCTCCTAATGAAGCAATGAAATATGTATCTGATTGGATGAAATCAGGATTAGAAGGCGGAATTCTTAAAGATAAATCTGTTATATTTAGAGATGAAACATCTAAATTAATGTTAAAAATGAAATTAGAAATATCAGTAGAAATGAGAGTTACTGGATTTATTGAAGGCAAAAAAGGAACTAAAAGAGAAAAAACATTTGGTTCATTAGTATTTCAAAATGATGAAGAAACAATAAAAGGTTCTACATCAGGATTTACTGATAAAGAATTATTAGAGATAAACAATAATAGAGAAGAATGGATAGGTAAAATTATTGAGGTTCAATTTAATGATTTAACTAAAGCAACAAATAATGATTATTATAGTTTAAGTCATCCTAGATTTATTGAAAGAAGAGATGATAAAAATGAAACAGATACATTAGAAAAAGCATTTAAATTAAGAGAAATGGCTATGATTTTATCGTGAAGGATAGATTATGACCATAGGTGAATGGATAGAAGAGAATAATATAGATACAACAAAAGAAATAGATTGTTCTGATTGTAAAATAACATCATTAGAAGGACTACCTGAGAACTTTAATTCTCATTTAAATTGTTCATTTAATAAATTAGTATCATTAAAAGGACTATCTAAGAACTTCAATTCCGTATTAAATTGTTATAATAATGAATTAATAACATTAAAAGGACTACCTAAGAACTTCAATTCTAGATTATATTGTTCACATAATGAATTAAAGTCATTAGAAGGGTTACCTAAGAACTTCAATTCTAGATTATATTGTTCACATAACGAATTAGAGTCATTAGAAGGTTTGTCTGATAACTTTAATTCTTATTTAAATTGTTCTGATAATAGATTAATAACATTAAAAGGACTATCTAAGAACTTTAATTCTGTATTAAATTGTTCACATAATAACTTAGTATCATTAGATGGAATAACTTCATTAGATATAGATAATTTATATTCGGATTTATCAAGAGAATTAATTCAAGAAGAATACAGAAGATTAAATCTATATGAATTACTTATTTAAGTTAATAATTTAAGTTCTATCTAATGTTTATTTAGATATAATATTACATATAAAGAGAGAGAGAAAAGGATATATTATGACTTTAGATTTAACAGATTTCATTGATATAATAAACAATGAAAAAACAACAAAAAGAATATTAAAATCAGACATATTAGAATATGAAAGTGAATTTTTAAATAATTTCATGAAATGTGTTCAAATATTTGAATGGAGTTATCATAATTCTGATGGATTAATTACTAAAGATGAAGCACTTAAAATATTAGTAGACACTTCTTATAGATTAATTAAAACAGAAATTAATTATTATATTAATAATAATCATTGGAGTAAAGATAATTTTATTAATAGATGGGGTGGAACCGGTAGATTGATTATATCTTTAGTAGATTTTGAATTGACTGATGACCATGCTTGGTTAGATATAGAATTCTCAACAACTCTATAAATATATAAAAAGGAATAACTTGTTAAAACAATTATATAGAAAATTATTAAAAAAAATAAGAAATATAGAATATAAAGATGAACATGAAAATTGTTATACACAATCACATGGAATACAATATAAGTTAGAACCAAATGACAAAAGAAGAACTTGATAATCATATATATGTTCAAATTAAAATTATTAAAAAAAGTATAGAATTTTTAATAAATAAAAATGATAAAATATCAATAAATAAGTTAAAATATGAAGAAAATAATCTTCAAAAAATGAAAGAAAAATACCCAGAGTATTTTATATAAAGGATTAAAATGATACATAATAAAAATATGAGTTCAGAAGAATTTAAAGTTCTTCAAAATTTTATTTTAGTTAAGCCAATAGAATTAGACCGTGGTGAATTAAAAACTGATACAGGATTAGTTCTTGAATTAGAACAAAATCAATCTATTGTAGATAGACCTACTACTGGAACTGTTTTGAAAGTTGGACCAGATGTAAATCATATTAAAATTGATTCAGAAATTTTATGGGTAGAACAAGATGGTCAAGATATTTTATTAAGTGATGGTGAATTTTTAATACTAAAAGAAACAAGTGTATTAGGATATAAAGATGTTTAATTATATATCTATAGACAAAGATGGTGTATATTTAAGTTCACTATTAATTAAATACATAGAGATTTTCACTTGAACACAAAAGCATCTAAATTAGCATCTAAAATAAATTCAATCAGTGCTAAATTCGACCAAGCTGAAGCAATATGTGCTGATGATGTTTCTGATTTTGTTGAAGAAAAGACACAAGAAGTTATTTTACATAAAGAAGATTATAATCCCGTAGATGTTATAACTCTTACTCAAATGGCTGATGATTTCAAATATTGTAGAGAAACCTTAAGAGAAACTATTGATAATGGTAGAAGAGTTTTATCAGTAGCTACAAGTGATTTATTAGATGCTGATGACGATTCCAAAGCTAGTTCAGTTCTAGCATTTGCTGAATTAAATACTGCTGTTATGAATGGTATAAAAATTCAATCTCAACTATATAAAGATTTCAGTTCAGTTCTAATTAATATTAAAAAATTAGATGAAAAATCTAATGTCACTAATAACTTAACAAATAATGTCACTGTGACTGAAAGTGTTAATACTGTAGAATTAATTAAGAAATTAAGAGGTGATTAAGTTATAAATACATTAAAAGGCTTCTTATGAATTTTAATTTAACAACAAAAAAAGATTATAAACTCAATGCTAGTATGTTAACAGAAATGATAAATTTATATGGAATTTATATAAAATTACTTCTAGTTGATAGAGTTAATCAAGATACTCTTGTATTTGGTGATTATTCTCATTTAAAAACAGAACCTGGTAAATCTTATGAATTAACAGCACTTCCAGAAAATTCTGATGAATGGGATAGTGAAGGTTCTATGTTTTCTGATTTTGGATTAGTTAATTATGATAATATTAGATTATTCGTATCAAGAACTTCTATAGATAAAATATTTACTGATTTTGATTCAAATAAAGGGTTTGAACATATTATAGGTAACTTAATAGTTCTTCCAAATAATAAGATTATGGAAATATCAGATATTCAATTTGAAGTTCCAGGTATTAATAATTCATTTACTAATAATGATGTTAAATCAGCATATAAATTATCATTAGTTCCTTATAATATGAAGTTAATAAATGAAATAGAAAATACTGAAATAACACCTAGTTCAAGTGTAAAAGATTCAACAAATGAATACTCAGAATTAAATAAGTATTTTGATGAATTAACACAAGATGAAATTTCAATAGATACTGAAGCTGAAATAACTATTAATTCTGATACTAATACACCTGTAATTGCTACTGATGAAGATGATGTATTCGGTAGATTTTAACTAAGTTCTTTTTCAGTTAATACAATAAATCTCATATCATTTTTATTACAGAATGATATGGCTGATTCCCATTTAGCTTGATTAATACTATATGTCAATAATGCTTTTCTATAATTATATTCTGATTTCTTAGTAATTTTTGAGGGTTTTTTAGGTGGAATTGTTTCACTATATGATTTTATTTCTACTAAGAATTTAGCTCCATTAGAAAACTCTACATAATTATCAGGAAAATATCTATGATACTTATTATCTTTAGGACTTATATATTTAATATGAAATGGTTCTAAACTCCATTTTCTCACATCAGGATTAGCATCAAAATATCTGAAAGCTTTCAGTTCTAATCTTGATTTAGCTAATACCTCTCCCTTTTCTTTATTATGTGATTTCATATGCTCATCTATAGGTGCTATGAATTTATCAACATTAACTATTTTATACCATTGAACCTTATTATTATACATTATCCAACCAGTATAGGAGCGGGTCCTGTATATTTTTCTCTTAAATCTTCTCTTAATTGTTCTATCTCTTGTTCTGCTAGACTTCTCATATCTGAATAATTGATAGTTCCACCACCAACTAATGTTTGTGAATATTTACCAGTAACAGTGCTTTGAATTAATCTAGCTTGAGCGGTACACATTCTCTTAACCCATGTAGCATCATATATATAATCTATATCTTCAGGTATATATTCTTTAGTATAATGTATTAATAATTTACCTGTATATGGCTCAAAGAGTCTTAATATTTTTCTATGTGAATTAAAATCATAAGCTAAATCGTTACCAAAAAATTTATCTAATTCTGCTCTTGTATTTGATATTCCAATAACAGTGTTAACTAATCCTGTAATACCATTTGTATGACTAAAATATTGTTCACTCCATATATCAGGAACAAATCCATTACCAAAATTAGCACCAAAATTAGTTAAACTTCCTGAATTATTTCCCTGAGATACTTTTATTACAGTTTGTATATCTGATGGTAATGTATAAACACCAGACCCATCTACATCTACTATTACAGTTTCTTCTAATTCTCCATCAAAAGCAAACTCAGAAAATTCTTTAATTGTATCAGAAACAAGGTCATCTAATGAATCTTCTGACACTTCAACATTGATATAATCTGAACCTAATTGTCTTAGTATATATTCATATAGTGATTCTCTTGTTTTTATTTTCATGATTTACTCTTTTGTTTCTTCTGTTACTTCTACTTGTGTAGGTGTTTCAAATAATAACTCTTCTTTAGGTTCTTTAGTTTTTTTCTTAGATTTAGTCTTAGGTTTCACTTCTTCAACATATCTAAAATATTTTCTTGCTAACTCATCTGAAATAGTATCACCTTTCTTAAATACACCTTCATTTGTTTCTAATAATCTTGTAGTAATAAACATACAATCTCCTTTTTACTTTTATTTATAAATATAATAATAAACAATATAAAGGAACTTATATGATGATATCCGAAAAGGTAAAAAGTTTTTTAAATTATGAAACTTATGATGATAAATCGTCTAAAGAAAGTTCGACAGTTAAACAAGATAATGTAGTCAAGAATTTTGATGATGATATTTATCCAACTGTTAATGCCTTCTTTGATGATGAAAATGGAATATTTAATAATAGAGAAAAAGCTTCAAAAATAGAGAAACAAAAACAAAAAATTCAAGAATATAGAGCACTTGCTAAAAATACAGATGTTTTTAGTGCTATTGAAGAAATTGTTAATGAAATAATTTTTAGTGTTGATAATACTGACCCATTAGTTATTGATATAAATGAAGAAAATGAAAAAATAAAAACTGCTATAACTGATAAATTTAGAAAAATTACTAAATTAATTAATGTTAAAAGAAATTTATATAATATAGTTAAGAACTCTTATATTGATGGTCAAATTAAATTACATACTGCTTATGATAAAAATAAAACATCTGATGGAATTAAATCTATTAAAATGATAGAACCATGTTATTTTTATTTTGAATCTAAATCTAAAATGTGGAAATATTATAATAAACAAAATGACTTTAGTGTAAAATCAGAAGACTCATTTAGTCCTGAAGAAATTGTAAGTGCTGATTTCGGACTTAATGAAAATGGAATTAATTTAGGTTATCTTGAATATGCTCTGAAACCAGCTAATATGTTGAAAACTTTAGAAGATTTGCTTGTTCCTTTAAGATTTAGTAGAAGTATATCTAGAAGAGTGTTTAATGTAGATGTTGGTGAACTTCCTAATAAAAAAGCTGAAGAAGCTATGAGACAAATTCAAAATAAATTTAAATACAAAAAATTCTATGATGTTGAAAATGGAACTGTAACTAATCAACAACATATAACATCAATGGTTGAAGATTATTGGTTCGCTAATAGAAGTGGAGGTAAAGGAACACAAGTAGATACTATAGATGAAACAGGTAATCTTGGTGAACTTGATGATATTATATACTTCAATAAAAAATTATATAAATCTATGAATGTTCCAAATTCTAGAAATTCTACTGACCCTAATGCTGAGACTGAATTTGATTATGACTCAACAAGAGTAACTAAAGAAGACCTTAAATTTTTCATGTTTATTTCTAGATTAAGACTTGTTTATGTTGATGTTTTTAAAGAATTACTTAAAAGAGAAGTTATTAGCACAGGTACCTTAAAATCTGATGAATGGGATGATTATGAAGACAAAATTCAAATAAAATTCACTAGAGAAAACTCATTTATTGAAAAAATGAATACTGATGCCTTCATTAATAAAATATCTATTTTATCTGATGTTCAAGATTATAAAGGAACTTATATTAGTATAAATAGAATATTCAAAGATATTTTTAAATGGAATGATGAACAAATTCAAGAAGAAATGAAACAAATAACTTCTGAAGAAAAATCTGATATTTATAGTAGATTCTATAAAGAAGAAGAATATTAAAACATGACCGAAAATGTCACTAAACTAATCTTAAATTAAAATTTAGCTGACATATCTTGTAATCTTAATGTTTATGATGTTAAGTAGAATATTTGAATTGATATTCCGGAACTACAAGGTATTCTGAACTTAATATATTATACTATGTTTTGACCTCAGAATGTAAGCAAATTCAAAAGGAGACATTATGTCTGATTTACTTTCCCCAGGTATTCAAGTTACTGAAATTGACGCTAGTTCAATCGTACCTTCAGTATCTAATAGCACTGCTGTGTTCGCTGGTAACTTTGTTAAAGGTCCAGTTGGAACTTATTTACTTATATCTAGTGAAGAACAATTAGTATCTTATTATGGTGAACCTACTAATAAGAATTATAACGATTTTCTTCAAGCTAGTTCATTCTTGAAATATGGGAACTCTTTACTTTTATCTAGAGCCTCTAATACTAATGGAAATGCTACACAAATTTCTGGTATTACTGTTACTGCTGATACTGCTACAGGAACTTCTACTATTGAAATTACAGGTACTACTGATTCATTATCTGTTCAAGATAAAGTTGTATTCGGTGATGACTCAGGTGTTATTGAAACATCATATGAAATTATTAGTATTGTTGATAACACTTCTATCACACTTGATAGACCATTAGAAAATGATATTACTGTTGCTGACGATTCAAATATCTATCTTTGGAATCAAGCTATGAACTCTGTTATTGAACTTGTTGATACTGCTGCTTTAGGTGAAGCTGTTTCTAATGATTATGAATACAATGATAAAATGATGGTTGTAGAAAATGCTGATGATTTTGAAATGAAAGAATTAAGTATTGCTTTTACTAACTCTTCTGATTCTAAACTAAAAATTATTTCACGTAACCCAGGAACTTGGGGTAACGATATTGAAATTTGTATAGCTACTCCTGATGTGTTCGGAACAACAAATCCTTCTTATGCTTTTGATGGTATAGCTGTTGATGACTTATTTGAATATTTTCCTAGTTCTGATGAATTCGGTATTGTTGTAAAATATAAAGATGAAATTGTTGAAACTTATACTGTTTCTTTAGATGAAACTAAAAGAGATTCTAATAATAAATCTATGTATGTTGAAAATGTTATCAATACACAAAGTTCTTATATCTTTATTAAAGAAAATACTGCTAATACTGATGCTCTTAAACCTTATGTTTTTGAAAATAATGGTGTAGCTGGAACTGTTGCTGTTCTCGTTAATGGAACTGATTCTGATATTCAAGCTGATGATTTATCTAATGCTTATGAATTATGGTCTAATAAAGAAACTGTTGATGTTGATATTGTTATTGCTAATGAACTTGATAATGGTGCTAGTGCTGTTGCTTTAGTTGACGCTAGAAAAGATTGTATAGCATTTATAGGTTCTAATTACTCTGATACTGTTGGTAAAAAATCTGCTGTTGCTGTTAATAATCTTCTTGATTGGAGAAAAACAGGTGCTGCTAATATTAATAATATGTTTGTTGTTGCTTGTGCTAACTATGTCTATGTTTATGATAGATATAATGATGTTAATAGATGGATTAATGTTGCTGGTCATATCGCTGGACTTAGAAGTCAAACTAATCAAAATAGAGCTTCGTGGTTCGCATCCGCAGGATTGGAACGCGGAAATTTAAAAGGTATCTTGAAAATTTCATTCTCTCCTTCTCAAGCTCAAAGAGATTTACTATATAAAAATAGTTTGAATCCAATTGTAAGTTTTCCTGGACAAGGAATTGTTATGTTCGGGCAAAAAACTCTTTTATCTAAACCTAGTTCTTTTGATAGAGTTTCTACTAGAGGTCTTTTTAATACAATTGAAAGAGCACTTAGCAAAATGGCAAGATTTCAAATTATGGAATTTAATGATTCTTATACTCGTAATAGAATTATCAGTATGATTAAACCTTACTTAAGTTCTGTGAAAGCAGGTAGAGGTATTCAAGATTTCCTTGTAATATGTGATTCTACAAACAATACTCCTGATATTATTTCAAGAAATAAATTAGTTGTTGATATATTCATTAAACCTACATATGTTGCTGAATTCATTCAATTGAAATTCACTAACGCTGGAACAAATAGCTTCTCAGAAGTTATTGGTGGATAGTTAAAGTAAGACTTAGGTCTTGCTTTAATAATTTTTATCATATAATTATAAAAAAGAAGATAATATGATAAAGATTATTAAAGAGCAATATCTAATGGTTAATAATAGATTAGAAATACAAAGATTTAATGAAAAATGGTTCATATCAAGAGAACTATATAAAGAATGGGAATATCTAAAATCTCATAATATAGTTGATATTAAATCATTATATATGTTTGAAAATAATGAAACAGATAAATGTGAATGTTCTAAAGAGAGAAGATTTATATCATATTCTTCTGGATTTAAGAAATATTGTGAACATTGCTCTAGAACAAAATATAACTCAATGAAAAATAATGATATTCCTTCATTGCCTGATGATACTGATTTTATATTAAGAGATGAAATTAAGAAAGAATTAATTAATGTAAAAGATATTAATGACAATTATTCTATAGCAAAACTTAAGAAAAATAAAGAACTGTCATCTAAAATTATAGCTACAACATTTTATATGAATAGTTCATATAGTGAAAGAATATATCATATAGTAAATGATATGTATGAAATACCTAAATGTAAAAAATGTGGTGGAGATTTAGATAATTTTATTAGTAAAAAAGGTTATAGAAGTTCATACTGTATTAAAAATAAATGTATTCCTATTAATAAAGAATCATATAATTCAAGAAAACTTACTTTACTAAAACACTTCTATCCTGAATTAATAAACAAATATAAAAATATGATAACTTCAGATTACGAATATAAATTATTCTCATTATCTGATTATATAAAATATAGAAATGATACTTATATAGAAATGAAACATAAATGTGGTCATGAATATAAAATAACTATAGGTTATCAAGGTCATATAAAATGTCCTAAATGTTATCCTATTCGCTCTAAAGTTCAATATGAAATATATGAATATATTTCTGAGTTCATGAAATCTAAATTTAATGATAGAAAATTAATAAAACCTAAAGAAATAGATATATTAACTGATACATTCGGTATTGAATATGATAGTATATCTTATCATAGTTATGGATATCATTCTAAAATAGAACTTAATAATATATTAGAAGAACCTAATAAACATCTTGAAAAAACTGAATTATGTGAAAAGAAGAATATACAACTTTTTAGAATATTTAGTAATGAATGGTATAATTATCAAGATATATGGAAATCTGTTCTTAATTCTAAAATGAATAATACTAATAGAATATATGCTAGAAAATGTATTGTTAAAAATGTTAATTACTCAGATTCTAAAGAATTCTTAGATAAAAATCATCTTCAAGGTTATACAAATTCAAGTATTAGATTAGGTCTCTATTATAATAATGAACTTGTTCAATTAATGACCTTCAGTAAATCAAGATACAATAAATCTATAGAATATGAACTTATTAGAATGTGTTCATTATTAAATACTACTGTTATAGGTGGTGCTAGTAAGTTACTTAAATATTTCGAGAGAAATTATAATCCTGAATCTATAATTAGTTATGCTAATAGAAGATGGTCAGAAGGCAATGTATATTATAAATTAGGATTTGAATTCATAGAGAATACTAAACCTAATTATTTCTATTTTAAGGGAAATGATAAATCTAAATTATTATCAAGAGTTCAATTTCAGAAACATAAATTAAAAAATAAATTAGATAACTTCAATTCAAAATTAACCGAAACAGAAAATATGTTCAATAATGGTTACAGAAAAATATATGATTCAGGTAATAAAGTTTTTATAAAAAGATACTAAATATTATAAATATATTAAAACTTTGGAGTAATTATGACTAAGACAGGTATATTGCCTAGAAGAAATACTAATGAATATCTCATAAACAATCCACCTTTAGTAGGAGAAATTGTTTATTCAATTGATACTGAAGAATTATGGGTAGGAAATGGTACAATAGATGGTGGTATTAAAATTACTACTGAGTTGTTAAATAATCTCATTTCAAATTGTTCTGGAAATAATTCTCTTAATACAACTAATCCTACATTATCTTCATATTCTGTTTTACTTAATGAAAATACAAGCACTAATATATCTATTACAAATTATGACGAAAATTTAGTTTATACTTTAACAAATTTAGATACTAATGTTATTACAGCTACTCTTCAAGGAAGTAACTTAGAAATATTAGCAAAAAATATAACAAATGACACAAGTAAAACAGGCACTGTAAAAATATCAGCAAAAGAAAATGGAAAAAATGTAAGTGATTGGGTTAATATATATGTTATTGTTGAGAATATTTCTTATGTTGGAGATTCAGATACAACAATACAAGTATTAGACATTTATAATGACTTAGAATCAAATATTGAATATGAGGATATAGTATAATGGGTGGAATTAGAGCAACACAAGATGGAGCAGTAGGTATAAGTTATGTATACGAACAAGAGTCTGAAGATACTGATTGGACTTACAATACACCAAGTATAGAATATAAGTTACCTAAAATAGATTTATATATTAATGAAACAACATCAACATCATTAGTTAGTTATACAGAAATATCAGAAGGAGATAATGTTAGATTACATAATAATTCTGATGGGATTGTTGATGTTACTCTGGGAACTGTTACAACAAAATTAAATGGAACTACTGAAGTTCATGACATTTTTAATGATGGTAGTGCTGTTGCTACTTATACTCTTGATGGTGACACAATAGATTTAGGTGGTAATTATGATGTAATTTCTACTGATATAACTTATGACACTGGTAAATTTAATCAAGCTGCTAAATTTAATGGAAGTAGTAGTTTCTTCTTCTTAAATTACAATGAAAATCAACCAAGAACTATTTCTCTATGGATAAATCAATATAGTGGTGCTGGAGCATTTTTAGGTGATACTAGTGTAGAAAATCAACAAACAGCAAACTATTCAAATAGATTAAGAATTTCTGATGGTAAATTAAATTTATATTATTATGATGGTTCTATAAATGTAATAAATGGTAATATGTCTATTAATAATAATGAATTTTATATGATAACTTTTAGTGTTTATTATGACATTATAAACATATATATTAATGGTATATTAGATATTTCCATTTCAGCTAGTTCTATAACTATTGGAGATGATTTTAATCATATTCAAATAGGAAGTGGTGTTGATAGTAGTCTTGGAGCTAGTTTTTTTAATGGATTAATAGACCAAGTAAGAATATTTAATAAAATATTAACACAAGAAGAAGTAAATATTTTATATAATGAAGACACAAAAAAATACACAGCAGATATATCAAGTTTAAATCTAACAGAAACACCAACAAGTGCTTTTTTTAATAGAGAAGTGACAGTAAGCACTGTAACAGAAGAAACTGTTAATAGATGTTTAGCATTAAAAAGAAAGAAAATTGGAGTTCTATAATGAATAGCACAACTACAAGATTAGTAAGTCATGATGAAATGATAGAAGGTATGAGAGTTAATATTGATGGAACAGTTAATACATTAGATAATGTTACTAACACTGAAAATTTATCATATATTCATGATATATTTGAAGATGGAAGTGCTGTTGCTACTTATAATTTAAATGGGGACACTACAGATTTAGGTGGTAATTATGATGGTGTTCCTCATAACATTTCTTTTGCCTCTAATAATGATAGATTTAAAAATGCTGTTATTCCTGACGGTAGTGGCAGTAGTTACATTGATTTTGGAACATCTCAATTCAATGGAATGACTTCTTTTACATTTAGTTCTTGGGTTAAATTAAGACAAGATACTGTTAGTCAATGTATATATGTTTTTGCTAAATCTTGGTATTCATTTGGATTTTTCTATAATTCTTCTGACAATTCTTTTTATTGTATGTTTGTTGATGGAGATAATAATGAACCACAATCAACAATATCATATACAATGTCTACTGACAAATTTTATCATTTTGTTGTAATGTGGGACCAAATATCAATGACAAAACCACATGTGTATATTGATGGAGAGTTCGCATTTGAATTCGATATTGAACCATATACATCTACATTAAATTGTTCTCAAACTTTTATATTTTCTCGTTATAATTATAAAATATCAGTTGACTCAGCTACTCAACTAAGAATATTTAATAGAACTTTAACAAATGATGAAATAAATACTTTATATCGAGATGATGGATATAAAGTATATACAGCAGATATAACTAACTTTAATCTATCAAATACTCCTAAAAATGTATATCATAAAGATGGTATAGTATTAGATAAAGTATCTAGTACAACAACAGAATATGTAGGAACAAGTACATTAAATGGATTAATTAAATCTGGAGACAGTATAGAATTAAATGGAAATACTGATGCTGTTTGTAGTGATGTAGTTGAAGAGAACAAGGGGTTTACACAGTTAGATTTGTTTAATGATAATAGTTGTATAGTTTTTTATAATCTTGATGGAGATGTTACAGATTTAAGTGGGAATTATAATGGAACTGCTACTAATATAACATATGATACTGGTAAATTTGGTCAAGCAGCAGTTTTTAATGGTAGTGATAGCAAGATAGAAAATACATCATTAGATATAAATTCTTATAAAGCTATATCTTTTAGCTTTTGGATGAAAACAACTACAACATCAGCATCGGCTATAATTGGGTTTAGTGGTAAAAATGACATGGCAATTCAAACTTTTGATGGTAGAGATTGTAACGTGTATTTTAGAACAAATCTTAATTATACTAAGATACAGAATTTTTTTGTAAATGATGGCACTTGGCATCATTACACCTTTGTTGTGAATGATAATGGTACAAAACATTATAAAGATGGTACTTTGATTGCTATAACTCAACAAACAAAGTCTGATGTTTCAACAAATTTTAATATTGGCAATGTAATTGATGACCAAAACAATGGTTCATTATATTATTTCAATGGTCAAATAGACCAAGTTAGAATCTTCAACCGTTTTCTTACATCTAATGAAATAGATACTCTACATAATAATGAAAAAATAAACTATCAATATACTTGTACTATCCCAGAACAAACTGAAGCACCAACAAGTGCTAAGGTATTAGATAGAAGTATCACATCAACAGAGACAAGTGATACTTATGATGAAGTTACTGACAAATTTACAAAAATATATAATAGAATAGAACAACAAGGACGAGCATTTAAGTATAAAATAGAGTCTGACAAAGATGTTGAAGTTACTAAAATTACTATACCGATGAACAAAATATCACAATAAGGAATATAATATGTTTAAAAAGAAAATAGTAGAAAATTCTAAAAGAAAAAATATGTTTAAAACTGTTATAGAAGAATCAGGAACTATTGAATGGAATAAAGATAAAGGCGAAACTAGAATGGCAATTATAGATATTGCTGGTAAAGAATACAATCAAATTAATATACTAGCAAGTATTTTAGCAGAAATAGTAAAAGAAACACCAGATTTACTTAATAATGATATTATTTCGGAAGGACTTTCTATATTCAATGAGATAAATAAAATAAGAGGGAGATAAATAATACATGGCAATCACTGGAATTATATTAAGAAGAAATACTAAAGAATATCTTATAAACAATCCACCTGTTATAGGAGAAATTGTTTTTGCTATTGATACAGAAGAATATGGTGCTCTTGAAAATAACATTTTAATATGGAGAAAACATATCACGGCATTAAAATATTTAACAGATACATCTATATCTAATGAAACATCAGGGGATTTATTAAAATATGATGGTACAGAGTGGAAAAATACTGGAACAATTGACTTAGGTTCATTTTAAAAGGAGATACAAATGGCAAGAATATTAATAAAAAGAGGTTTAGAAACAAATCGTAGTGGAATTACACCTAGTTCAGGTGAACTTATTTGGACAACTGATAATAAAGACTTATGGATAGGTGATGGTTCAACAAGTGGTGGTATTAAAATCACTGCTAATGTAGAGAATAATCTTAATACAAATTATTATACTAAATCACAAATAGATGGATTAATAGACTCAAATCTTAAAAATCCTGATGGTTATACTACAAATAGTTCTAATACTTATCCTTCTGATTATATGAGTTCAGGTGAAGTAAATGCTGGGGATATATTCTATATAACTGACACATCTAACGGAAATTTAGTTGGAACAACCCCTATTAATGTTGGTGATATGTTGATAGCTAAGGTAGATAATCCTGGAAATACTGATTCAAATTGGTTAATTCTTGAAAGTAATCGTGAACAAGCTACTGAATCTGTTCTTGGTATGGTTGAAATTGCTACAACATCAGAAGTAAGCACAGGAACAAATGATAGCACTGCTGTTACTCCGTTAAAACTTAAACAAGAATTGTTATCAGCTAATACTGCTGAAATAATTGAAGATGTTGCTGGAGATATGTTTAATTCTAATACTGAGGCTGGAATTGTAGTTACTTATGATGATAGCACTGGGAAGATTAATCTTGATGTTGCTGATTTTGTTTTCACATTAGATGGAGCTGTTCAAGGAAATGTTACAGTTACTAATTTAGGAAATGCTACTCTTAATACAAGTATTCCTACAATAGAAGATATTGATGATGTAACTTCTGGTATGACTAAAGCAAATAATGATGTTTTAGTTTGGAACTCTTCAAGTTCTAAATGGGAAAATGCTTCAGCTGGGTCTATTGGTAGAACAAATTTTATAGCTCTTGATGATACACCAGCTAATTATTCAAGTTCTGCTAATAAACTTGTATCTGTAAATAGTGCTGGTGATTCATTAGTGTTCATTGATACAATTAATGGTGGAACATTCTAATATAAATACTATAAAAATATATAGGATTTATATATGTCAAAAATTATATTAAAGAAATCAAATGCTGAAAATAAAATACCATCTACTTCAGATTTAGTTCTTGGTGAACTAGCAGTAAATACATTTGATGGTGAAATTTATATTAAAAAAAATGATGGGAGTGAATCAATTGTTAAAATTGGAACTCCCACAAAATCAGAAATAGATTCTCTTAATATAAACGCTGGTACTGTTAATTCTCATACAGTTCAAAGTGACGTTCCTAGTAATGCTGTTTTTACTGATACTATATATGATGATAGTTCAGTTCTTAAAGATTCTGATACCGTATCTCCCGTTACTTCTGGTAATAAAATACTCACACAAACAGAACAAGTTAATCCTGGCGGAAAAGTAGATAATGTAGTAGCTGGAACAAATGTTCAAGTAGATAATACTGACCCAGCAAACCCTATTATTAGTTCTACTGATACAGTTTATGATAGCACAAATGTTGATAATCATATGGCTGATAATACTATTCACTTTACCCAAGGTTCTATTAGTATTACTGAAAGTCAAATTAGTGATTTAGGTCCATATGAACCTGTTGATTCTACTATACTTAGAGATTCAGATATTAATGTAAATGTTCAAGGTTATGATAGTAATACCGTAATAGATTCTAATTATGTTCACACTGATAATAATTATACAACCTCAGATAAAAATAAATTAAACGGAATTGAATCTGGTGCTACTGGTGACCAAACTGCTAGTGAAATTTTAACAGCTATTAAAAC